CCAGCCGCCGGCGGTGGTCAGCGTCATCGTGAGGCCAGCCGTGAACGTGGCGTCATCCATCGTCGTGTTCGTATACCTGCCGTCCCGCGTAAAGCAGGAGTCCACGAACGAGTTGAGCACGACGTCGCTGATGGCCCTAGAGGTGGCGCATTCGATGTACCGCACGTAGCCGTCCGTCGAGCCGTTCCCGCTCACGGCGCGGACGACGGAGTAATACGGCACGTCCTCGTCGCCCTCGGGAACGACGCAAACGTTGTCGAAGTCTCCGGCGGTGTCGTGGCGGCTCCAGCCGAACACCGACTCTCCACGCGCGTAGGTCATGCCCAGCATGGACCCGTCGCTACGGACAAACTTCGCGATTGCGTCGGGTACCTGCTGGAACCCCAGCGCGGTAACGGTGTAGCCCCTGAAGAGGTGCGCCGACCGGATGGACCGCTCGTCGCCCACGTAGCCGTCGATCTTGACGGCGTCCTGAACGAGATCGCGCACCTGGGAGCTGCGGGCCTGAACGTAGATGGCGCTCGAATCGGCGATCACAGGCTTGATGAGCGTCGACCCGTTCGCGCTGATCTGCTTGATGTTCGGCGTCGAAGGCGTGAGCGTGCCGCTCGAATCGCCGTCGAAGACAAACTCACCCTCGCTACAGAACGCCACAAGTTTGCCGACGTCTGCCAATGCGCGAACCTGCTGCGGTCGGCCGCCTACGATGTCGTACTCGACGGCGTCAGAGTCTTGCGACGGAACGTGCTTCGTGAAATTGTAGAAATCGCCAACCCTAGAGCCGAAGACGCGATACGGATAGTCCGGCGTGCCGCCGAACCAAAGGCGCCCCTGGAAGAAGCACGAGCACGCGGGCGGATCAATGCTGGTTGTGGTGCCGCCGCCGTTGTAATAGCCGAACGGGACGCCCTGTTCCGGTGGTGGGTCTGACGTGTCTGCGCCAAGCCCACGATCCGTGAACGTCAGCGACTTCGTGGTCCCGACGTAGCCGTACGCCCCGTTCGACCTGCGGTAGATGACGTAATCTGACGCACCGGAGGATCCCGTCCAAGTAAGCGTGATAGGCGTAGACGTAGACGGCGCGGTGACGGTAGCTCCGCTCGTGATTTCGATTCTCTTGGAGGTGCCGTTAGCGGAGTAGGCGCTATAGCCAGTTCCGTCCACGCCGAGAAGCCCGAACGTTGTGGCGGAGTATCCCGTGACAATGACGGTATAGGAAAGCAGGTTTAGCTCCGTCATCCCGTCGACGGCGGTGATGTAAACCTCGTCGCCATCCGCGTACCCGTGGGCGCCGGAGGTCGTAATAACCACCGGGTTCGCCTGGGTGGCGCCGGTAATGGTGGCGGAGGTCGTGTGCGTGGCGGGCAACGACTCCTCGCCTGTCGTGCCGTGGATGGCGGTAATCTTGTACCGGACATCCTCGGAGCCCGCCGTAGAGGACGAGATGGACGCGGCGGTCGGCCGCGCGGTCGTCGGCAAGAACGAGATCGGCGTGGCCGTCCAAGACGTGTCGCTCGAACGAACGATCTTGTACGGCGCAATGCTCTGATGGGTGATGATGATGGTGTCGTTGAGCTGAGAGACGCACATGTCCCGCAGGATCGCGGCCGAGGAGAGCCAGGAGAGCGTGACCTCTTTGAACCTCTTAATCGTAGGGGCGGGGGAGAGGCCCAGAGAGGTAAGCGCAGACCTATCGACGCCGGTGCCGTTCTTGTACATCAACTCAAACGTGGTGGCGCTTAGAACGGTTCCGACAAGGAGTTGCTTGTTTATCAACTCGGCCCACCCGCCCCCGTACCACTTGATTTCGTTGCCGGCGGTGAGTCCGTGTGCGGTGGTGGTAGTTACGACCCCTGGACTTCCTGGTGCGGGGTCGCCAGCAGTGGCGGTCTTCTCGACATCAAAGATCGGCGCGCCGTTCTTGTGGAACCGCACGTAGCCGATGCCGAACTCCAGCGTGTAGACGTTCGAGTCGTCGGCGTTGAAAACGAATTCCTCGAGCCGCACGGGATAAGTCGCCGTGGTGTACGGGCTGCCGCGATTGGAGAACTTGTCCTCACAGATGTACTTCGTCCCGGGGCGATTGATGAGCCCTCCGGTGCGAAGCACGTCCATGTTGCGAACCGTCGCGGCCCCGCTGCGGTAGCTCTCGAGGTCCGGACGGTAGTGGAGCGAAGGGTCCACCTCGCCGCGACTGAAGGACGGCTGGGCGTAGTTATTCGCCATGTCTATCGGATAGCGATCATTTCGGGGTCGGGAGGATCGTCCTGCACGCGCGTCGAGAAGTCTGCCGCGACAGCCTTGGCGAAAGCGTCGTCGCGCATCTGCGCAAGCTTCGGCCCCATGTTGTAGGGATCGCCCTTCCCCAGCTTCGGCATGATCTCCAGCGCAAGCTCGAGGGCGAACAGCTTGTCAAACTCCTGCGTGTACTTCGTCGTGTCCGTCACGTACTTCGTGTAGGCGAGGTAGGCGTCGTCCTCGTCGGTGTAGATCTTCTGCGTGTTCCCGTCGATACTGCGGACCTCAAAGGGGATCGGCGGCGACGGAACCGTGTGGGATCCGATGCGAACACCGTCGATCAGGTACAGCGCCTTCGCCATCGTAGTCGTGTTCGGGGCGGTGTAGGACTTCGACCATTCGTAGGACGTGTCGTCGGCCTCGCCGGTAAGCTGGAATTCGACACGGGCGAAGCCCCAGGGATGCGCCCGCAGGAGCCGACCGCGCACGTTCTCGAGGTAGAGGTTCGCCGCGACTACCTTCTCGTCGGTCGTGCTCGAGAGATCGGCGACGGTGCCCAGGCCGAGGTAGCCGAACGCCATGTTCGCCAGGACGGTGTCCGAGGCGGCCATCCAGGGCCTCCGTTATCTGTAGAAGAACTCTTGCGTCACGTAGTACGTCGCGCCGTCGAACCAGACGCCGATGCCTACGGCGGTGATGTCCGTAGCTTCGAGGTTGGCGCGGTGAGTAGGCGAAGCGATGAACGCGGCCATTGCGCCGGCCGCGCTCGCGCCGTAGTACAGATTCTCGCGCACGCGGATGTACGGATAATGTCCGGACGCTCTGAGCGCGCGGTCGTCGAGTTCGTCCCCCTCGGGGTCCGTGTGGGAGAAGAACGGTTCGACCGACATGTGCTTGGAATAGGCCCGCGCAAGCGCCTCGGCGGCGAGGTCCCGCATGAGCGGCGGAAGCCCCAACGCAGCGCGGTACTTGGCGAGCTCGAGGTACTGCGCATCCTCAAGCGCGGCGTCCTGCGAAGCATTCAGCGCAAGCGGGTGACCGTTGGCGTAGGTCGAATCCTCGAGCGTAGCGGGAGCGGCCCAGCCGAGGTGCGTGGGCGCTGTATCCTCGCTGCACGCGGGAATGATGACCGACAGGACGAGCGCCAGCAGTGGCCTAGCCACGGTGGCGTCTCCTGCGCTTGGCCACGCCAGCGCCGACCGTGCTTGCGGCGACGGGGTCAGAGAACACCCAATTCGTATTGCCGCCGCCGTTGGTGGAGTGCGAGCCTGCGTACCAGACGGGTGAGGCGTCGACGGTGATGTCCTTCAAAGAAAGGTAATCGCAGGACACGTCACCGCCCGTCTTTGTCAAAGTAGCCGGGAAACCGCCCAATGTACTATCGACGGTGACCACGGCACCGGGGGCCCCGGAAACATTGAACTGTGTAAACGTCCGGGTGAGAAAAGACGCAAACCGAAGGCCGTGCGCCGCGATGGCCGCGTTGTCGGTAAAGTTTCCATGGTTTCCGCTCCCGTCGACCAAAAGGCGGCCGGTTCCGCTTCCGAGTCTGGTGAAACTTCCAATTGTAGTCCCCACGCTAAGGCTTCTGTCTGTCGCGCCAGTCATCGTAATGCTGACAGCCAGGGTCGACGGAATGGAAAAGCCGCCGGAAAAGTCACCGTTGGTGATGGCGATAGCCGTCAACGCCCCGGAGATGGTGCCGCTGAATGCGTTAATGTTGACGCTTCCGGTTGCCGTCCACGTGCCAGAGACGGTGGCGGTGCCGACAACGGCAATTTCAGTCGCGCTCGTGGTTGGGTTTGCGCCGAGCGGCGCGGTCGTGTTGGCCTGAAAGGCGACGGTGCCGGTTGCGTTGATGGTGAACAGATTAAACGTCACCGATGGCGCGTCGATGATCTGAAGCCCGGACCCGGTGCACGCAATCGTTCCGCCGTTGGCCGTGAATGCCGGAGAGTTTGTCTTCGTGAAACTGCCCGTCAAAGTCCACGTCCCGCTCGTGGCCGTGAACGTTCCGCCGCTGATAGCGAAGTCCGCGCACGTAAAGGCGGTGCTTCCGTCCGTAAAGGTTCCGTCCGCGATAGAGAAGTTGCCACAGACGATGGCAACGCTCTTGGTGATGGTGCCGTTGTAGCCAGAAGAGATGGTGAACGTCCCACCGCTCCATGTCCCGACGTTATCAATGGAGCAATTGAAGTCTGACGTGTTGTTGAACACGACGTCATCCGTCGTCTGCGGCACCGTACCGCCGCTCCAGTTCGCGCCGGTCGACCAGTTGCCGTTACCGGCGGCGCTCCAGGTCTTCGTTGCCGTAAATCACCCCCTTAGATGCCGTTGCCAGGGGTCACGGTGAACACCTGCCCAGCGAAGTTCGTGGCCGTGATGGCGCTCCAGTAGAGGCCGGTCTTCATGGTGATGACCTCGGTGGCGCCGGCGGGCAGCGGGTGTCCGCCACCGACAGAGGCGTTCGTCGGGATGATCGCGGCAGAGGCGGCGAGAGACGCATTCGTGCCGGTGGCGTAGTACACGGTCATGTTGCTCGCGTTCGACACGCGGTACTGACGGCGGCCGATGGTCTCGGTGCCGGTGTCGCCGACCAGCTGCACGCCGCTTGGGGCGCTGGAATTGGCGGCGATCAGGCAGGACGCGCCGTTGGGCTGGAAGGGGTGATTGAACATCTAGATCTCCTCTCTCCCGCCCTTGCCGACGCCGGGGGCCTTGGCGGGGTTCTTCTTGTCGTGCGCCGCCTTGTCGGCCTGAAGCGCGGCCAGCTGCTCGCGCAGCTTCTCGTTCTCGCCGTAGAGCGCCTGATAGCGGCTCTGCTGCTCGGCGAAAGCGGCGTCATCCGAAACGGGCTGGAGCGGATACTTCGCGACTTCCTCGAACGCGCCGCGCACGGTGATGGATCGGCCGGTCTTCTCGTTGGTGACGGTCTCCGGCGCGTGCCAGTTGGACGCCTCGAGCTTGGAGCGCGGAATGGTCAGCTCCTCGCCGACCTTGTAGAGCTTGTGGGTGTCCTTGTCCGGCCCCCACCACGCTTCCTTTTTGCAGCGGACGCGAACCATTTCCTCTGGCTGCTTGACCTTGAGTTCCATGTCTGCGCTCTCCTATGCCGCCCGCGAGGGGGCTGGCCAGCACAAGCCAGCCAGCCCCCGTAGCGAAGTTCCTTGACCTACGAAGTCGTGGGTCCGGTCCAGCCGACGCCGAACGCGCGGCTGTCGTCAACGTCCGGCGTGATCCACATGGTGATGTTGCCGGCCGAGAAGTTGCCGTTGGTCACGACGGAGTAGACGCCCCAGTACCGCTCCGTGGCAAGGCCCGGAGGCAGCGTGAAGGGTCCAATCCGCGTGCCAGCGGCGGCGTTCGTCGCGATGGTCCCGATGGCCGTGTTCGTGGTCACCGAGTTGATCGCCTCGTAGGGCGACGTGTGCAGGTACAGGATCGCGGACGAGTTGTCGCCGGAATCCGTGAACGTGACGGTCACGCGACCGTCGATGACGAGCGGCCGGGCGCCGGAGCCGAAGCGGGTGTCAGCGTCAACGGTGTCGATGACGTTCCCGTTGATCTGGTTGCCGGTGACGGCCGTGTTGCTGCAAAACAGCAGGTCCTGGTCGATAGCCATTGCTTTGTTCTCCTTTGTCCTTCGTCAGTTCAAAACCACACGGGGACGGGTGCCGCGGCCTACGCGATGGCCGTTTCGGACTCCGTCAGCTTGTCCTCCAGGTTGATCGGGATGCCGCGGAACGTCTCGACCAGCTGGCCGCCGACGTTCTCGAACTTCAGGCCGCCGCCCGCCTGGACGTCGTTCCGAGCCTGGATGTCCAGCCACGCGCGAGTCGTGGTGTTCATGTAGATGGCCCGGCCGTCGCTGGCGCCGCGGGGCAGACAGTGATAGCCCAGGGTCATCTTGTCGAACAGGTCCGCGCCCGTGCCGGCGATGAGCAGCGACTTGTCGATGTTCGCCAGGCGAACGACCGCCTTGTAGTTGGGGATGGCGAGACCGAACGACCAGAGCCACTCCTCGGTCCAGACGATGCGCCGGGTCGTGGCCGAAGGCTCGCTCACGCGCATCCCGTAGTCGCGCACCTCAAGGCCGCCCTTGGAGCCCTTGGGGTAGAAGCAGTGGAAGTATCCCTCGCCGTGCTGGATGAACAGGATGGACATGCAGTCCGTCTGCCCGCCCGCGGCGCCGCAAAGGACGATGTTCCCGCCGTTCGTGTTCGAGGTCGCGTTGTAGCGGGTCAGGATGCCGTTCACGTCGCCGGGAGTCGTCGAGCCGTTCCCGGTGAGCAGCTTGGACGCCAGAGCCTGCTTGCCGCCTTCCGCGAACGCGATGGCCTCAGAAGCGCGCTTGCCGGCGACGTCGCCGCCGTAGCGAGCCACGAGGTCGTGGACTTCCGACATGGCCGTCAGGGTCATGGTCGGCTCCATCTGCTGCCCCGTGGTGGACTTCGTCATGGTGGCGGTGCCGTTCGGGTTCAGCGTGGAGAAGTCGGGCAGCGACGTGCGGGAGGTGGACATGTAGCCACCGGGCAGGTCGCCCTCAACCCAGCGGACGTCATCCGCCAGGCCGTTCATCTGATTGAGCGGCTCGGCGATGATCGCGAGCGTGCCGTCAGGCTTCGAGCGCCGAACGATGTCGGCGAGGTTCAGTCGGTTGGTGCCAAGGGTCGTCATGGGCTTATCTCCTTCGGTCCCAACAGGAGGCCATGGCGACCGGGCGAGGCGGCGTCTGTACGTACCGCGAGGTTCCGGTCTGCGAGCTGCGGGGTTGTTTCGTTTACTGTTTCACAGACTCCTTCTGCTCGATGGCTTCGGCGAGGCGCGAAAGCGCCCCCTCCAATCCTTTGAGAAGCCGGACGACCTTCTCAATCGCTATCAGGATCTCGACGGTGCTGTAGTTACTCACTTACGCAGCACCTTGCCCTGCTGCTCCG